TGGAATATGTCGAGACAGAAAGTCAAATTCGCGAATATTTTTACAACAATGTACGCGCTAAATTTGCTCAATGTCGTTTAACTGCTGGCGATATTATCCGCGAGAATATGGCTAACGCCGCTTTAATCAGTGCTTATTTTGATACTCTTTATTCCCAATTGGCGAGCGCTAATTATGTATTAACTCAAGCGGGTGAAGACGCTTTAGCTTATTTTAAAGCAAATAAAACTGTAACTGTTGATATCGCAACAGGAATGGCAACCGTAACAATGATTGTCCCGATAGTTACTCAATTGCGTGAGATTTATGCAGAAATGCAAATCGGATTTAATTTTAACCAATAATGATTAAAAAGAGGTAAATAAACATGGCAATAAGCACAAAAGTTTTATCGACTCCTACGCTTGTAATAAATAATCAAGTTGTGCCCGTTATTCCAAATTCTGTTACATATACGGAAGGATTTGGCGAACAACAAACTAAAACTCAATCGTTGGGTGGCGGCGCGGTGCAAACAGTTTGGATTGATAACGCTGAAAGTAAATTTTCTACTTTGAAATTTAGTATTTTCCCTACTGTTGATAATGTCGCATTAGCAAGATCATGGAAAGCAGGTGGTAATAATAATGCCGCGAGTTTAAGTGGCCAAACTGATCAGAGTATTTATTTTACTCGTAGTTTCAATCATTTATCAATTAATAATAATTATGAAGTAACGCTTGGCGCCGACGGTAAAATCGATTGTGAATGCGCAAGCGATGCCGCAGTGTAGGAGTTAATAAAATGCTTAAACCAAATAAAGAATTTATTTTTACTTGTGAAGATGAAATCAGCTATCACACACAAGGTATTACTGTTCAAACCAATAGTTTAACTTTAAAAGCTCCTTCAATGATTTCTCATTATGCGCCTGTGATTTCCCAAGACGTTATGCGCGCTCTAAAAGAGGGTGCTTTAGAATTTTCTAATAAAAAACAAGATGATAAAGATAATTCTAAAAAACCAGAAGAGCAAAAACAACTTGAAAATCAAGCAGATGAACCATGGAAAGCTCAAGATATTATAAATATTTTGTTCATGAGCAAATCTATTGATATGGATAAATTCCGCGATAAATTTATTAAATTATTAACCGAAAAAAATATCTGTTTGCTTGATGGACAAATATCAATAACTCAAAGCCATTTTGAATTTATTGGTTATAAAGAATTTAATCGGTTGATGGGAGAATATATCGCAAATTTTTTGAAGCCCTAATATCTTTTAGCGAACCTAATTTCAAAGATAATATTGGGCTTTTAAGTGCTGAATTGATGAGATTTTATAAAGGGGCTATTACTTATCAAGATATTATTAATATGCCCATTAGTGAGATTTTAGAATGGCAAGAAAGAGCTAAGCAAATTACTGATGAATATAATAAAGAAATGGCGCGTTTAGAAAAACAGAGACACTAATATGGCTGGAAATTATGATGTTGGTATAGCGATTAAAGCATTTGATGATTTTAGTCCTACATTCAAAAAATTAGAAAAAAGTTTTAGTGAAATTGAAAGAGGGTTGGAAAGAACAACTTCTAAAATAGGGAAATTTGGCGCTAAAATGAAAAGTTTAAGTAAGAGTTTAGCTATACGCGTAACTGCGCCAATTTTAGCAGGAGGAGCGTATATCTTCAAGCAAGTAAATGATTTTGATGAATTACATAAAAGATTATTACTTACCACCGGATCGGCAACAACAGCAAATCAAGCCTTGGAAGGCATAAGAAAAACATTTAAAGAGACAGAAGTCCCGTTAGATCAGTTGGGAAAAACAACTATGGCTTTGTTGGGATTTGGATATAGCGTTGAAAAAGCAAATCAGCAAACCAAAATGTTTGCTGAAATTGCAGAAGGAACAAGCGCAGGATTTGAAGCGGTTTCTAATACAATTATTCGAGCAGAAATGCGTGCCAAAAAAAATAAAGGCGGTTTTATTGATCCTATGTCTGCTCAGAGATTATTAAGAACTATTCCGGCATTAAGTGTTGAAATTAGAAAAATGGGAGAACAAGCAGGGATATCGGGAGAAAATGCTTATAAAGCATTTGTGAGAGGGAAAGTTGGAGTTAGTTTATTAGATGAAGCATTAATGCGAGTATCTAAAAATAAAGCTACTGATACTATGGAAGAATCTTTAACAAAAGTCCATCATATTTTCCAGTTATTTGCTGAAGATATAGGAGAATCTATTTCGGGTACTACTGATGCAAAGGCAGCGGTAGATAGTTTTAGAGCAACTTTATCTAAAGCAGAAGATACTTTTAGAGATTTTGTTGGGCATCATGCGACTTTAGTTAAATACGTAGCTATATTTTTAGCAATAGCGGCAGTAATGGCACCAATATTATATATTGGCGGATTATTATTAGGTGTATTTGCTGCTATTTTTAGTCCCATTGGATTGATAGTAGTCGGAATAGCAGCTATAGGATTTGGAATTTATAAAGCTTATAAACAATTAAAACCGTTTAGGGATTTTTGTAATGCAATATGGGAAATAATTAAAAAAATAGCCGAATTTTGGTATAAAATTATTGGTAGTAAAGTAGTCAAAGCTGCTGGGTGGGTATATCACAAAATGTTTACTGAAACACCTGCTGGTAAAGAATCTCCAAAAACTTCTATAACGCCAATGGGAGCTAAGGGAATCGCGCAAACACATAATGTTAATGCAACAAGTACGGTTAATTTAAATATTAACGATCCTAAAGGCATTGTTGGGAAAGTATCATCATCTGATGCATCAACAAAAGTTAGCTCTTTGAATCGTGGCGCGTACATGGCTCCATCGAGATAAAAAATGGCACAATTACAAGATTATTTAAATGGTTTATATGAAGCATCTTTCAATGGGATTCAATTCCTGTATGAAAGTGATTCTACGCAAACAGGGAAGATGACCACCACTCATTTATACCCATTTAAAACATATTCATACACCGAAGAATTAGGGCAAAAATTACGTAGTTTTTCGATGAAAGCAATTGTTGCTGGTGATGATTATGATATTCGAAGAGATGCTTTAGCTCTTGCATTACGTATAAAAGGAACGGGAATTTTAATTCATCCTTTTTACGGAATGGTTACAGTAATATGTACTGGATTTACTATTGATCATTCTACAACCGAATTGGGAATGGCTAAATTTGATATAAATTTTGAAGAAAGTTTATTAGGTATTTTCCCTTCCTCAATTGGCACGACTATTTCAACTGTTACTAGTTTGGCGACATCATTAATAAAAGATTTAAATAATAATGTCTCTTCACAATATACAATCAATTACCCAGAAAACATTAATGATTCCGCCACTAAATGCATAACCTTAAATGACACTTTAAAAAATGCTATAACGGCGTCTAGCAATATTACTACTTCATCATTGAATGATTTTTCAATTAGCAGTACTAATTATTTAAAAAATGTTTATGCCAATGTTCAAGATCCAACTTTATTAGGCGCAGCAATAACCGGATTGATTAATGATTATAACGATATTGGAACGACTTTTGAGCAATCTTATGCTTTGTGCGTGCGCGTATATGAATTTGGTTCTGATGATAGATATATTGATTATAATACATTGGTAAGTGATGAAGAAATAAATAACGCACAAGTGATAAATAGCACTTCAAATGGCGCATTATTAATAAACATGTATCAGAATGCTTGTATGATAACATATGACGATACTAACGAATTGGATTATATAGTAAACGATTTAGAAACTAGATATCAATATTTTCTTAGCAATAATAATTTGCCAAGTATTTTATTAAGAACTTTTGAAAGATTAAGAACCGCTACAAAACAATATCTTAATTCTGTTAGAGTAGATACGAATAAAGTTGTTCAAGTCGATGTATTGCAAGCTCCTTTAACAGTATTATTGTATAAATATTATGCTAATTTTGATTATGAAAGCGAAATTGTAAGATTAAATTCTCTTAAGGATGTTTCTGTAATTAATGGCAATATTAATATGGTTACGGAGAATTAAGATGGCAATATTTAATTCTTCAGCAAATATAGATCCTTTTATTTTAGAAGTAAAAGGCGTGCAATATCAAGGCTTGCTAAATGGAAGCGCTAGCATTTCTATGGAAAGTTTAAGCAATGAATTTACTTGTGATGTTAGTTATCCACAATCTGGAACTTTCCCGATTAAGCGCGGCGATGAATGTCGAATTTTGATTTATGGAAATGCCATTATTACAGGATTTGTTAATAAAATTGATACACATTTTGATTATCAATCTCATAGCATATCAATAAGCGGGCGCGATAAAACATGTGATGTAATTGATAATACTTTACCTGCAAAATTAAATTTTAGCACTCCAATTTCAATAATAGACATTACTAAAAA